GCCGGGGCGCCAGGTGCGCAGGTAGAGCTTCCACGCGCCTTCTTCATCGTCCGGCGCCGGCAGCGGCTTGGGGTCGGTAAACAGCAGGAGGCGGGCGCAGGCTGCGGCGAGGACGTCGCTGCGCTCCATGGCCTGCCAGATGGCGTCCGGGGTGAACGGGATGCCCAGCGCCTCGCACACCTTCGACAGCCAGTACCGGCTGGACGCGTGCAGGTAGATTCCCCACACCCCGCCCCGGCTGGCGCGGGTGCCCTTCTCGAACTGGGCCAGGCCGCGGGCGGGGCCCTTGCGCTCGGGGCGCTTCGCGTCGACCACCTGCCAGCGGTGCGCCAGCGCGGACTCCTGCAGGAAAATGGCGACGATCAGCACCACGGCCTGCAGGCTGGTCATGGCCGGCGGCAGCAGCCTCAGCGCGGGGAAGATGATCCGCCGGACCGCGTCTTCCGGGTTGATCGGGAGAGGAAGCTGGGTGGCCATGGCGGCAGGATGCGAGCCGCTGGCGGCGACGTCGTCCCCTGCGCCGCCGCACAGCGCCGCGGCACGGGTGACGGGATCGGGAGGGCTCGTCGGGGCTGCCATGCGGCGATGCTGGCCGCCCGGGGGTGCCACTGTCGCCCCCGGCGGTGGCACCCCTTTTGCCGGCACATGCCCCGCGGCTCCGCTGCTCAGCGCCGCCGGCGGTGGGGCCGAGGTGGAACCTTCAGGTTCGCGATGATCCGCTCGCGTTCTGCCTCAATCTCCGCCAGCGACCGGCGCGGAGAGGTGGCCACGTCTTCCGCCACCGGCAGCCGCGCCCAGCGGGCGCGCGCCTCGCCCGCCTCGCGCTCCAGTCGATCCCGGTGGCGCTGCACCCACAGCTCGGCCCCGGTGCGGCCAGCCTCGTAGCTGGTGCAGTCGCGCATGCTGTGGCGGTCCCTGGGCAGGTGGTAATTGAGGACCGCGAACCAGGAGCCACCGACGCCTTCCATCAGGCGCACGACCCCGACCCCATCGAGTTCAAGGACGGTCGGCGGTCCGCTGGCGGTGATGTGGACGGGCTTCCATCGCATGGCGGGCATTGTGCGCACCAGCGTCTCCCCATCTGAGAATCACCCGGCCCCGCAAAAGCAGGGCCGGGTCGCGCGTCACACGGCGATCGTTACCGGCAACCCTGCACGCTTGACCAGGTCCGCGAACCGGCTCAGGTAGAAGTGCGGTTGGGTCTCGCGCGGGTTTTCCGGATGGGTCAAGTTCTTGCCGAACTGTTCACCCTCACGCGTGATGCACCAGTAGCCCTTCCGACCGTTGCTCGACGCGCGCTCCTGGCGCTCAAGCACGCCGGACGCCTCCAACATCTTGTTCGCGGCGCGGGCGCTGATTGGGCTGCCATGCTGCTTGAGCAGTTCGGTCAGGCTCTTCGTGGCCTCCGACCCGGCCGCGCCCTCAGGCGCGTCGACCGAGTAGGCAGGAAGCACGCCCACAAGATCCAGTCGGGATGCCAGGCGCTCGTAAAGAGCATGGGTGGCCGAGGGCGCCGGCCGGAGCACGCTGCAGATCGACTCGATCAAGATGCACCCGCTCAGCATTCGATCTGCGAGGCTGCCCGGCTGCGGCGGCGGAGGGCTCACGCGCTCCGCCGCCGGCAGCCACGTATCAAGCGTTGGTGCTTGCGGCCGGCCGCTAGCCAAGCCCTGCATTGGGGCGCGAAGCTTGGGAAGCCGGGGCGGAAGGCGGAGCGGCGGGGGGTCGCTGGGGGTAGCGCTCGTATTCATGGTTTTCCTCACAGAAAACCACCAGAGCCGGAAAAAGGATCGTTGACCGTCTGTCGAAACCGGCCTACGCTTCCTTGCGTTAGCGTTTGCTTACAACGCTAACCCGCTTCCAGATGGTGGCGGATTGATTGAAAGACCTGCCCTGCCTGAGTTGGCGCTCAGGCGGGGTTTCTTTTTACTGAAACCCCGATGGGTTGGTGACCGACCCTCGCCGGTCGAGGGCTAAGCTAGCCCCGCTCGCGGGCTCTGTCTAGGGGGTGAGGCGGCGTCATCAACTACGGTAATTCAAGTACTTATTGAGGGGTCGCACTTCCGCTGCGCGATCTGGCGTGATAAGCGAATTGCGGGAGTTGTCGCCGCGTATCCATAGGGCCCGTCACGTGTCGGCGTTCTCGGCCCGGTTATCCTCCGGCCCATGTGCTACTCCGCCCAGATCTACGCCGAGTTCAAGCTGTTCAAGCGGCACTTCGGCGCTGTCATGGATATCGACACCTACGTGGCCACCTTCTGGCCCGGGGAGAAGCGGCAGCCGCGCCGGAAGGCGCCGCGCGCGACCATCCGGGAGCTGGAGGAGATCGGCCCGCCGGAGCTGCGCGCCGCCCTGCTCGCCCAGGACCAGGCTGACATCGCGGAGCTGGAGGCCGAGCTGTTCGCGCTGCGCCGGCGCGTCGGCGACGCGCAGCGGGCGCTGCAGGTGAAGGAGACCAAGAAGGCGCGCGACGACGTGCGCATCGGCACGAACAAGGGCAAGGCGGCCCGGCGCCGGCTCGACATCCTCAAGGGCCTGGCCAGCGACGACGACCGCGTGTTCCCCGGCATGTACGCCCCGGTGATGGTCTGGGAGAACGGCCAGCGCGTGGTGAAGCCGATGCGCTACCAGTGCCGGCCGTGCGGCAAGCCCGCGTTCTACGACCGCAAGTTCCCCGGCACGTACAACGCCCGGCGGGACAACCTGGCCGGCTTCTGGGCCGCGCAGTTCGGCACGAGCCACGGGTTGATGGTGGCCACCCGCTTCTACGAGAACGTCGAGGGGCCGGACGGGAAGAACCGCGTCCTGGAGTTCACCCCGCGCGACGGAGAGCCGATGCTGGTGGCCTGCCTGTGGTCGCACTGGAGGGACCCCGCCGGCGTGGAGCCGGATCTGCTGAGCTTCGCGGCCATCACGGACGAGCCGGAGCCCGAGGTGGCCGCTGCCGGCCACGACCGCACCATCATCAACATCAAGCCCGAGCACATCGATGCCTGGCTCAACCCCGAGCCGGGCAACCTGGCGGCGCTGCACGCGATCTTCGACGACAAGCGCCACCCCTACTACGAGCACCGGATCGCCGCATGAAAACCCGAGCCGAGATCGACGCCGAACTGCAGCGTCTGGAGCAGCGCCTGCCCTGCCTGGTGGACGAGTGCGAACCTGACGAGGTGCTGGAGGCGTTCGCCGGCGAGGCGGAATGCCTGGTGGAACAGGCGCCGGCCGACTACGTCGAGCACATCCACGCGAGCATCAGCTGCATGCTGTCGTCGGCCGGGCTCATTCCGGGCGAGAACGAGGGTGAAAGCTGCACCTCTGCGTAAAGCCGGGCTTTCGACGAGCCTTGCGGGCGTCTCTCGCGCCACCGAGGGGGGATAGGCGCGGCCGGCACGGCGCCACCGGGGGAGGAAGCGCCGTCGTGTCGATTCTCTGCGGCATGAGTCGCAGGAGCCGAGACCAGCACCCCCGGCCATGAACCGGGGGCCGCACGGGTGCGCTACCTGGGCCGGGGGCCGGTGCCGTGCGGTGCTGGTGGCCCCCATCTTCCCGCGTCGGGGGCAGCCGTTATATCGGGGAAGCCCGGCCGGCCGGGTCAGAAAGTTCTGACCCGAAGGCCTCGGGCACAGCCTTCACTTCGAGGAAGCGCGTGCGCTGATCGCCGGGGCCAATGAGCACCAGCGTCCATGCGCCGATGACAGGCCAGTCGCTGGACACGCCGTGGACGCGGACAACCTGGCCTTGGCAGGTGACCAGCACGTTGTAGCCGTCGGCATGCGCCACGAGGCGCATGCCCTCTGGTGTGACCAGCAGGCACGCGATGTACTCCCCGGGCTCGACGCCATCGGCGGCGGCTTCGTCCATGGAGGGCTCGAACGCGACTTCCCCCTGGAACACCCGGCAGCCCGGCGCGTCGATGCGATCCACGTGCCCGCAGAGCGGCCCGGAAAGCACGAGGAACCCGAGGGCATTGTCGTCCAGGAAGTCGTCGTGGCAGGCCAGGTACACGTTGTCCTCGTGAAGCACGATGCTCCCCGCCGGGACCTCCGCGGTGGCCGTGTGCTTCCACTGCGCCATGTCCATTGCCCTACTCCGCGTTTCCGGCGCGATGCCGGGCTGTCAGGGTGTCAGGGGGCCGGGCCCCGGCGCAACCAATCCCGACCCCTGGGCCGGCCCCTACAGCATCGCCCCCGCGTCGACCGCCCCTGCCACCGGCGCCGCCGCCAGTGCAACGCGGATGCTGTGGCTGGCCTGGCCCATCGGGCCCAGCGGCAGCGTGGTGGGCTCGCCCAGCGCCGCCAGCAGGCACTGGCGTGCCATCTCGTCGGCGTCGGTACCGACGTCGGCGCTGAACTTGAACTCGCGCTCGATGGGCTCGCCGCCGGCGTCGCGCAGGGGGGCGCCGGCGGTGTCGATCGCGCGGGCCAGCACGTGGAAGGAGATCCGGTTGCCCAGCAGCTTGCGGGCGCAGGAGATGGCCACCAGGTGGCCGTCGTCCAGCGCCACGACAGTCTCGCCCGGGCGGCCGGCCAGGTCTTCGCGCTTGGTATAGGTCATAGCGGGGCTTGCTCCGGAGTGTTGTGGGCGCCGCCGCCGCCACCGCCGCCGCCGATGCCGCCGCCGCCCGTGTTGGGCGGCGCGCCGATCGCGGGGAACTGCAGCAGCACGGTGGTGATGGCCACGCGGCCCGCGCCGCGCAGGCTGTCGACGTAGTTCTCGGCCACGCCCAGGGTGCGGGCGCCTCCCTGCAGACGCGGGTCGTCGTAGTAGAGGTACACGCGCTTCTCGGTCTCCGGCTCGCCGGCGACCGAAGCGCTGCTGGTGGCGTAGGCGACGGTGGAGTCGCCGACCACCAGGCTGCCGGCGCTGATGGTGATCACCGCCACGCTGTCGCCGCTGCCGTCCGTGCTGGCCACGTACTCCACCGAGGTGTCCACGTCCCATGCTGAAGCCTGGTTGGCGAAGGCATTCACCGGCAGCGCTGCAGCGCCCTCGCGGTGCGTTCCGGGCACGGCCACCTCGAATGGCACCCAGGCCGAGGTCTTGCCCGAGGCGGCCACCGAGCGGATGCCGCCCTCATACACGGTGTCGCGCTGCAGGCCATCGCGGATGTCGATCGCCGCGCCCAGCTCGAACCGCTTGACGGTCCAGTCCTCCGCATCGGCGGCCACCCGCCAGCGCACGTCATAGGCCACGGTGGGCGCGCTCATGCTTCCAGCATCTCCTGGGTCATCGGGCGGGAGCGCTGGCGCACGCCGATGCGGATCATCGGGCCGACGATGCCGGCATCGTCAGGCATGTCGTGCTCCGGAGAGGAGATCACGTTGACCAGGTCCGGCGGGTCCGGCAGCTCGCTGGCCCGCGAGCCCAGCGCGGTGGGCAGGTTCTCCGGCGGGTTGGCCCAGTACGGGCCGATGCGCGGGTCGTAGGCCACGGCGGTGAGCGCCGGGCGCAGCAGCTCCGGGTAGCGCACGCCGGTGATGAACACCACCTCGGAGACCTTCTCCGACTCGCCCAGCACCGCGGTGTCGCCCGGCTCCACCAGCTGGCCCAGGCTGACCCCCGGGGGCAGGGCCGGCAGGTAGAAGGTGTCGGTGTAGGCGCTGTGCGGCGTGCAGGCCACGATGCGGGTCTCGCCGCTGCGGCGGTGCCGTAGCTGCAGCTGGTAGGTCTTGCCCGGCTCGCTGGCGATGGTCTCGTCCAGCCGCACCGTAGCGGCGGCGCCGGCGTAGCCCCCGGCCGTCACCTCGGCCACGAAGCCCGCGCCGGTGCCCCACTGCACCGAATCGTGGGAGACCCGCACCGCGTCGCCCCGTACCACGCGCAGGCCGGCGCGGCCGGTGGACCAGGAGGCCACCCAGGGGCGGTATTCGGCCTGGGCCATCTGATAGCGGATCAGCACCCACACCTGCTGCGGCGTCATGGCCAGCTCGAGGCGGTGGGTCTCCCAGCGGGTGGGCGCGGGCAGCGCGGACGGGTTGCCCCGCGCGTCCAGGCCGTTGAGGCTGTAGCCGTCGGCCAGCACGATGACCTCGTCCTCGCGCCAGCCGGCCAGGGTGTTCTTGAACAGCACGCGCACCGCGTGGGGGTTCTCGCGGTGGGTGCGCTCCAGACGGAAGTCCTTCAGGTCCAGCGCGGAGAAGCTGTCACGCGGCACCACGTCACCGGGGTCGTATACCGGCAGCCACTTGCCATCGCGCTTGCCCAGGCTGGCCATGGCGCCGCCGAGCAGCTTGTTGATCATCTCCCGGTTCGGGCCGCGCACATCGGCCGTGGTGCCGATCTCCAGGCCGTGGGTGGCGCAGTATTCGGCGTAGTTGGCCCATACCTCCAGGTGCATCTCCTCGTCGCCGGCGTGCAGGTGCAGGCCCGGGTTGCGGGTCATGTGCCAGTAGACGACCCATGCCGGGTTCTTGGTGAACACCGGGGCGGACCAGGTGTCCGTCTCCCGGTCGTACACCGGGACCTGCTGGCGCACCCGGCACCGGAAGCCGTCGATGAAGCCCGTCAGGCGGCCGCTGGCGCGGATGCGCATCTCCACCTTGTTGGTGCTGGTGTTGGTGGGCGCCTGCAGGCGGATGGAGCGCAGGGTGTGCCACCGCGCCTGGTCCACGTAGGTATTGGAGGCGCTGCCCCGGTGCGAGTTCACCCGGCGCACCCGCACCTCGTACTGCCCGCGCGGCACGTCCCAGGCGATGGTGGCGCCGAACGGATTCTTGTACATGCCGGAGACCCAGTAATCGACGCCGGTCACGCTCAGCGGGGCCTTCTGCGGGCGCTGGGTGGTCATGCGCGACAGCTGCGGGTTCTCGGGCAGCTGCCAGGGCGCGGCGTCGTCACCCACCGGTCGGTACCGGATGGACCAGCCCACGTACATGCTGAAGTCTTTGCCGCTGGTGCCGACGCCGAACAGGCCCGCGTACTTCAGGATGTCGATCGAGATTCGGTCGGTGTCCGGCTCGGTGGTGCGGTAGACCACCTCGCCGTCGTCGTCCATGTCCGCGCCCACCGCGTTCTCCAGCACGGTGTTGAGGTACAGGCGCGGGGTGCGGGTGACGTTGATGTACACCTCGTCGTAGTCCGAGGTGTCGGTGCCGTTGATCGTCATCTGGTCGACCAGCAGGTCGTCGCCGGGGCCCAGCTCGAACAGGTAGTAGTGGTAGGAGGTCTCGCCCACCACCTCGCTGTAGGGCGCCGCCGCGTACGTCGGGTAGATCAGGTCCTCGCCCAGCACGCAGGGCACGGCGCCCCACTGGTTGGCCCGGTTGCGGAAGCCGGTGATCTGGTTCCACTGGCCGCGGGTGCCGGTGGAGGTGCCGGGCTGGGCCAGCGGCACCAGCTTGTCCACCAGCATGGTGCCGGCGACCATCACGGTTGCTCCGAGCGCCGCGGCGCTCAAGCTGCTGGCGCCGAACCAGGTGGCGCCGCCGGCAGTCGTGAACGCGGCGCCGCCGGCGGTCACCCACATCGCCGCGGCCATCACCGCGATCATCAGGACGGTGCGGGCCGCGTTGCCGTGCACCGAGTGGTTCACCACCAGGAACCTGGCGCCCGGCTTGGGCCGCACCTTGTTCCAGAGCGCCGGCGGCACCTCGTGGCCGTGCGGGTCCAGGATCACCACATCCCCGTGGTAGGGCTTGCCGGCGGTGACCTCCAGCAGCATCTGGTGCAGGGTCTGGCCCGCGCGCACCGGCACGGAGTACTCGATGCCCTGCGGGTGGGCGCGGAAGGCGAAGCTGCTCAGGTGCTGCATCGGTAGAAGCCCTCGATCCGCGGCTGGTACGCGAGGTCGGTCAGGTAATCGATGGTGCTGGTCTCCCCCTCCACCACGTGGAGGAACTCGCCGCGGCCCAGGCACACGCCGATATGCCCCGGCCGGGCGCCGCGGTTGAACACCACCACGTCGAATCGCTGCGGCCGCTCCACCGGCGCCCAGCCGTGGGCCAGCGCCAGTTCCCGGTTGAGCGGCAAGCGCAGCCCCGCCTCCGCCGCCAGGAAGCGCGCGGCGAAGCGGTAGCAGCCGCGGCGCCCGGGGTGCGGCAGGCCGATCCAGGGCGCGAGGTTCACCACGGCAGCCCCGGGTGGCTCACCGGCGTCACCTCGTCGTAGGGGAACCACTGGTTGAGGAACGCGTCGTCCTGCCCGAGGGTGAGGTGCACGCGCAGCACGTCGTAGGCCGAGCCGACGATGTCGAACCTGTACGGCCCCATCTCCACCCGGTCCGGCGAGCTGGCCAGGCACGCCTCGATGCGGCACGTGGGCACGCCGCGCAGCGAGCGGATGTAGCCCATCACCTCGCGCTTGACGTTGGAGCATGAAAGCGCTGCGGCGCCGCTGCCGTCCTCGGTGTCGTCAGGCAGCTCGACGGTCATGTCCGCAGGGCTGTAGATGCCATCCACGCGAACGGCCGGCTCGGTGTTGTTCACCAGGCGGATCGGCTGCGGCAGGTCCGGGTGGTCGATGCGCACGCACGCGAACAGCACCTCCTCGCTCTCCTGGGAGAGGAACGCGGCGACGGCTTCGGGGGAGAGGGTGCGGGGCATGTCAGTGGGCTCCCAGACCGGGCGCGGCGCCGTAACGCCACTGGACGACGTTCACAGCGCAGCGCAAGCGAGTGAGCGTGGCGCAGGCGGTGGCGAGTTGGAAAAGCATCAAGGGACCGCAGTCGCCGGATCGCTATAGGTGTCGCCGTGGTACTTGCCTCCCGCAGCGAAGGCCGCCTGCCAAAGAGCGTGGTTGATGGCATCGACTTGCTCGTAGGTGCGCCCGGACACCGTCAGGTCCTCGAGGTACACGCGGTACAGGATGGCGCTGGGCGGACCGGGCTGATTAAAGCTGTTCCATGAGGAGAAGGAGCCCACGCCGGCCATGATCTGCTGAGTAGCCGTGGGACCAGTTCCCATGCCTCCGCTGATCCGCGCACTAGAGTAGCGGTTGGTGCCGGCCGGGGTGTTACCGTTGTTCTCGGTGGTGGACGGCACGTTGTGAACTTGCGGGATGCCCGGCGCAGACTGAGAGAACACCCCGTTCGACATGGTGAACAGGTTGTTCGACGTGGCGCCCGTGTCGTTGATGAAGTGGAACGGCGACTGCGCCGGGTTCACCCCGACCTTTGACGGCCGCGTCTGCCTGCGCCACATGGACACGTAGAACTGGTGGGTGTTGCGGTTGGCATAGATGTAGTCGCGGATGGCCGTTGCCGCGTTGAACGCCCATCCTCGCGAAGCCGACAGGCCAGCGTGAGTCATCATCACATGGACGCCGCCTTTGGCAGTACGTTCGGCCTGTGCCTGCCCAGCTGCAAGACCCGTGATCGCGGCGTTGACCTTGAATGCAAGGTCGGCCTCGCCACCCCCGCCAAGGATTGCCGCAGCCTCCTTCCACGCGACGTTCGGCATGGGCGCTCCACTCGCGGTTGGCACGCCGTCGAACGCGCCCATGCTATGGGACGGGTCCCACAACAGGAGCGAGCCTGGCACCAACAGCGGGTCATCCGCCAAGATGGGCAGGCTCGGGTCGGTGAAGCTCACGCCCGTCAGCACGATCTTTTGTCCGCTCATCACCAGTTTCTCCTGTTCAATTCGTTCTGCACCCACGCGGCAATCTGCGCGTGGAATGCGGTAGTCCAATGCACGCCGTCGATCCGCAACGATCGCGGGACGGTCTCCTTCGCCACATCATCAAGATCGTCGGCGCTGCCGTTGTGGAACTGCCAGCTATAGGGACGCGATAGCAGCACGCGGTCACCGTATTCCTGCACTGCCCACTGCTCGACCGCCTTGATGTTGGCGAGCGTGCTACTGCCGGTGCCTTCAGCCGTGGACTGCCCAGGCGTGGTCGTCCCGCCGTTGGGCGGCGTGATGATCAGAAAACGCTTCTCCACGGTCTTCTGTAGGCCAACGCAGCGCGCAATGTCGCGCTTGATCGTCTCCACATCGCTCAGGTTGTTGCGCCCGACGAAGACAATCAGCACGTCGAATGCGCGAGTGCCTGTGTCTGGAACGAAAGGAGAGCCTGGGGCCAGATACACCTGGGCGCCAAGAGACTGGCGGGTGAAGGTGTAGACATCATCAGCGTCGCCCGTGGTCGCGTTGAGGCAGGACAGCGTGCCGTACACACCGCCCAGCCAGCCCGGGATCGTGCGCGTGCCCCCCGAATTGTCGGCCGGAGTGGACAACAGCTTGATACTGAGGTCCGTCAGGACCACACCGCCGGAAGCGGGGATGCTGTCGCCGGCAGCCGTGACCAGCGAGACGTATGCGCCAACCCGCGCAGCAATCTGCGGTGAGGTCTGTCCGCCAATGCCGGCGTTTGTAACCGCGCGAGCCGGGTTGTTTGCCTCGATCACCTGACGCCACGTCACCTGCCCACCGGCGCCGGCAGTCATGGAGTCACCGATGCACCACAGGTTCTTGGTCGGGGTGATGTACGGGCTGGCATCCGGCGCAACGCCGCCGCCCAGCCCCTTGCCCACGACGGTCCCGTCTTGCTTGAGGCCAAGTCCGATCCGGTTATTCAGGTCAACCACTGCCCAGGCGTACCCTGTCTCCGGCGAGAGCGGCACTGCACGGGCGTCACCTACCGCAGCCTTCGCCATCTCGACAGTGCCATCGACCGCCACCCGGATCGGGCTACGACCCGCTTGGTCGGCAAGCGCCCAGAGATAGCCACTCTCCGGCCCCATCTGAGCGATACGAAAGTTGTCGAACTCGCCCGCGGCTAGTGCCTCGACCTGCGTGGCGTCTGCCTTCATCGGAAGAAGGTCAGCACGCACCCAGCGCCAGCCAGGCGGAGACGCGCTCCATACGTACTGCCCGGCGTTGGCAACCGTGCCTCCAACCACCGGATCAGTGTGGGTGCCAGCGTCCCCGATAACCTGGGCCCCCACCCCTACCGAACCTGTGACCGCCGACAGCTCGGGCCATGTCCGATAGACCAGTTGCCCTGCACTCTGGCCAGCGGCGAGCGCGTCCAAAGCGGCCTGCATTGCAGCCGGGATCGGCAGCTGATCAAACGGTGCGAGAAATGGCGGATCGGCAGGATTGGATGAAATGCCGACCAGCGCGTCGCTCACCCCCGCCGGCTTCCGCGGCAGGTCCTTGACTGACACAATGTCGTTGACGTTGATGCTCACGTGGTCAGCCCCTGTTCTTCGTTGCTTACGTCGAGGAGAAACACGCCGGACGGCCGGGCGTGGATGCGCAGTTCGAGGGCGGCCAGCCACGTCATGCCGTTGCGGCGCGCGGTGACCTGCGGCTTGCGGATGAAGCTGTAGGTGGCCACGTTGGAGGGGTGCGGCGGCAGCTGGAAGTCGACCCAGTCGAAGCGGCGCACCCAGCGCAGCGTCACCTCGTGGAACTGCTGCAACACCCACAGCTGGCCGGGCCGCAGGATCAGCCGGCAGGTCACCGTGCCAAGGGCGCCGGTGCGGCGCGGGTAGGCCCAGGTGGCGGCGTCCATCTCGTCCTGGACGATGTTGTCCGGCGGGGTGTAGCTGAGCCCCTCGGTGAGCGGCATGGGCGGCAGGCCGCTGGGCCAGGTGGGGTTGGGCATCAGACCTGCCTCCCCTGCGTCTGCATCCCGGCGAAGCGGCTCTGGATGGCCCGCGCGGTCGAGCCGCCGCCGAGGATGGCCTGGTCGACATGCTGCTTGGCGGCGTCCAGGAACATGCGCAGGTTTAGCGATCCGTCCGCGCCCACGCTCGACTCGCCCATCCGCACCTCGGCACCGGCGTTGTTCTCCACCTGGAAGTTGATCTGGACGCCCCCTGCCCCGGGTCCGGCGCTGGCGCCCGCTTCCCGCGCCGGCAGCACCACGCCGTCCTGGCCGGGCATCAGGTAGGTGCGGCCGCCGCGACGCAGCAGCTCGGGCCGGCCGTACTCGGTGACCTCGTAGATGCCGCTGCCGTTGACGCCGCCGCCGGTGGCGCGACCACCGCCCAGGCCCGCGTACGGGTTGCCGGTGAAGTTGTCCAGGTTGTTGCCGAAGCCGCCCATGGAGCCGGCCCCGGTGCCGTTGCCGGTGTAGGCACCGCCGCCGAAGCCCCAGCCGCCCATCAGCGCGCCGAAGGCCATCTGCACCATCTTGTCCATGATCATGTTCGCGGCGATGCGCTTCATGCGCTCGGCAAACTGGTCCAGGGCGTTGCCGGCCTGGCTGGTGTTCATCAGCACCGCCGCGCCGAACTCGTGGAAGGCGGAGGCGGTGTCGTTGATCGCCCCGATCGCCTCGCGCTCCCGCTGCAGCTGGCGGGTCAGCACCTCCACGGCCTGGCCCATCTCGCTGCTGGCATCCACGCCGGCGCGCTTGAGGTTGTCGTACACCTCCAGGTCCAGCGCGCTCATGCCCAGGGTGGCCCGCTCCTCCTGCAGGGCAGCGATCATGCCGGTGGCGGCGCTGTCCCGCACGTCCGCGTAGTAGCGCTCACGCTCGGCCGCCACGTCGGCGGTGACCAAGCCCAGCTCCTGCTGCTTCCTCAGGTCCTCCATCGCCTTGGCGTACCGCAGCGCTGCCTCCACGCCGGGCCCGGCCAGGGTGGCGGCCATGGCCTCGGTCTCGGCCGCGAACTCGCGCTGGTACTCGGCCAGCTCCTGGTCGCGCAGCTGCTCGGCCAGGCCGTTCATCTCGGTGGTGAACTCGCGGATCTTGTCCGCCGGCACCTTGGCCTGCGCCAGCCGCTCGGCCTGGTCCTGCACCTTGGCCAGCCTGTCTGCATAGCGGTCCAGGATGGGGTTGCCGGTGCTGTCCAGCTCGCGCTGCCAGTCGGCGGCCACGCCCTGGGCCGCGCGCAGGGCGCTGGCGATGCGGTTGGCACGGCGCTCGGCGTCCTTGTCGGGTTCGCCGCCGCTCGGCACCGGCACCCGCCCCGCAGGGTTGAGCGCGCCTTCCGGCAGGGCGCCGTTCTCGAGCAGCTGCACCTGCGGCCCGTTGCGGCGCGCCAGTTCGGCATCCAGCTGCAGCATTTCGCGCTTCAGCTCATTGATGATGTTGGCGCGGGCATTGTCCCCACCGCCCCGCATCAGCCGCTGCCGCTGCACTGCACTGAGCGCGGGGGTGTCGCCGTAGCCATCTCGCCAGGACCATTCACCGCCTAGCAAGCCCGCTTCCCGGCGCTGCATCGACTCGAGCGTCTCGCGGATATCTTCCTGGCGCCGCTCGATTCCCCCGGCACTCGTCTGGGCTGCACTTCCGCCGTCCCTCAGGGCCTTCGCTTCCTGCCACCGTGCGATGTACTGGGTCAGCAGGCCGAGGCCCTCGGCCATCTGCGCGGTCAGGGACGCGATCACCCCCGTCATGGCGGAGAAGCCCTCCCTGACGGCCGGATCGTTGAGGGTGTCGATGAGGGTGTTCACCCCAGCCGTGGCTGCGTCCAGGCTGCCGTCAGGGGCCGTCGTGAGATCCTCGAGCGTGTGCCTTAGCGCCTGGAGGGCACCGCCCAAGGTGTCCCGCGCCGCCTGAGCGGCGCCTCCGTAGGATTCGGTGAGGATGTCCATGACCATCCTCTGCGCTTCGGCCTCCCGGCCGGCGTCTTCCAGCGCCTTGATCGACTTGCGCACCGAGTCGGTGAAGGCGGCACCGAAGCCCTGCTGGGCCAGCGCCGCGGCAGCCTTCGTGGGCGACTCCAGCGCCCGGCCGACGATCTCCGACGACTGCTCCACGCTGATACCCAGCCGTGCGGCCTGGTCGATGGCGATCTGCAAGGCCCCGGCGAAGTTGTCCCGAGCGATACCCGAGTAGGACAGCAGGCGCGTCTCGGCTTTTGTGATCTCACCGGCTGAGTACGTGGAGGCCCGTGCGATCGCCTCGGCGAGGCCGGTCAGCTCCTGACGGCTGAACGCAGCATCCTGACCGGTCGACTTGAGCACGGCATCGAGCTGGGCCATCTCCTGCTGCGCCGCGATACTGTTGCGCCCGACCAGCGCAATGGCCGCAGCGGCTGCGACAGTGCCCGCCCGGATCGACGTTCCGATGCCACGCCCGAAGGCTTCCCAGTCGCGGCCGGCGGCCTGCGCCTTCTTGCCAGCGTCCTCGGCCGCCTTGCCCACGCTCAGCAGTTCAGCACGGACGTTGCCACTGCCGTCCGTGGTGAACTCGACCTGGAAGCGCGTGCTACGGGTGGCCATGCTTCGTCCGCTCCTGCTCAGCGCGTTCCCGCGCCACCTCGACGATCGCCGCCTCGATCTCCTGCACGTCGGCCATCAGCCCGGCGAGCCCGGTGCGCGGCACGCCAAGCTCGCGCGCGTGCGCGCGCCAGACGGCCATGCAGTCGCCGTAACGCAGGCCAGTGGGCATGCCACTCGGGGCGTAGTTCCATTGCGTACGTACGAGCAGGAAGGCATTCGCCCCAGCTCGCGCATCGGGCAGCAATCGGGGCTGCGGGCAATCCGGGCAGACGCGCGAGCAGGAGGAACACGCCTCCGAGGTGAAGCCGGCGCCGTACAGATTCTCGAAGTCCCATAGCCGCTCTCCACTCTTCAGGCCTGGGGTACCGCCGGCGATCCAGCGGCCCCAGGCTCGGAGTTTTTTGCGACGCCCTCGCGGCTGGCCCGGTACAGCGCCTGGCGCACCCGGTTGAAGATGAAGTCGAACCGCAGCAGCGACTCCAGCCGCTCGCGGGTGAAGCCCAGCGCCTCGCCCTCGGCCGTGCCCAGGCCGCGCCAGTCGTGGGCGCGCTGCAGCAGCTCGGCGCGGTCCGCGTCGGCGGCGCCGGCGGTCTCGTCGAAGATGCGCAGCAGGTCCTCCACGCTCTTGATCTCGGTGGCGCGGCTGATCAGCCCCGGTCCGGTCAGCTCCAGCTGGCGGCGCTCGCGGGCCTTCAGCTCCTCGCGGGTCAGCAGGTCCAGCAGCAGGTGCACCTGCACCCGCTCCTCGCCCTGCGGCAGTTCCACGGGCACCCACTGGCGCCCCACATCGGCAAAACGGAACATCGGCTCCCTCCTGGTTGACTCAGATCACGGCGCGCGGGCTCTTCAGCTCCACCGTCACGCCCAGCTCCGCGCCGGCGGCGCGGTGGGCACGGAACGAGAACGGCTGCTTGAGGCCGCGCGGGCCGGTGACGCCCGGGGTCGGTGCTTCCAGCACCGACAGCGGGATGGTGATGGTCAGCTGCTCATTGCCGACGGTGCCGGCGCCCGTGCCGCGCTTGAGCACGATCTGCAGCGCCAGGCTGGTATCGGCCTGGGCCTTGGTCAGCAGCGCCGGGCTGTCGAACTGGGCCACGCCCTCGCCGGTGACCATGACCATGCCCTCGGGCAGGTCGTGGCGCTGGCCGCCGTCGTTGAGGCAGTACAGGTCCGGGTCCAGGTCGTTGTCCCAGTTGAGCGTCAGCGATTCCACGCACACCTGGGTGGCGCCGCTGTCCAGCTGCAGGGTCAGGCCGGCCAGCGCAAACGCCGAGTGGCCGTAGTCGGTGGGTTCCGCATCCATCGGCGTAGCCGGCAGCTGGCGCCGGGTCATGCCGCGCAGGTTGAACGTGGCCTGCTGGAACGGGCTGCCGGTCTGGAAGGCGAACGAGGCCGAGGCGATGCGCACGTCCAGGCTGCGCACGTAGCGTCCCGGCACGGCGATGCGGCTGCTGTAGTCCCGCTCATGTGCCCATGCCACCGGCAGCGGCTTGGCCGCGCTCACCTGGAACAGGTGGGTGTACGGCGCGCCGCTGCCGGTGGTGGTCGGCTCGCCGATCAGGTGCTTCAGCCAGAAACCGATGCTGGTGCCCACCGTGACCACGGCGCTGCCGCTGGGGTCCAGCCGGCCGCGCTCGCCCTTCATCTCGCCGCGGAAGCCGCCGGCCAGGGTCGGGTCCTGCTCCAGCGGCTCGGCGTCGT